TCATTGTGTCGCCGGCCGGGGTGCTGGATGCTGCGGGGTTGTTGTCTCCTAGTGCCATTTTTATCTCCTAGATTTTCTTTTTCTACTATAATTAGGCTCTTCAAGCAAAATAGCCTTTTCCTGTCGAACCCGTTTTGCGTTTTCTGCGATGCGCCTTCGCTTCTCTGCACTTTTGATCTCGGACGGCTTTTTATAATAGCGCCTCTCGCGCAACTCATCCATCAGTTTAATCTTTTTTGTCTTCTTAATAAACCTCCGAATCATTCGGTCTGAATTCTCGTGTCTATTGCGAGGGGTAATCTTTACGTTAATTGTCATTTGTCTTCCGTTATTTCATGTGTGCGGACCAATTGTTCCCAGCCAGCCCCATAATGCCGGAGATATCCACCCCAGGATCTTGAGGGTCCACGTCTGACAAAGGTCCCTGTCCTTGCGGCTCATTTGAAATCGATCCCCCCTTTGAAAGGGGCATCGTTCCCTCAAAAACGTTCACACCGCCATAGGCGTCCGCGTTAATTGAAGAAAGCAGTTGCTCTCTTTGTTTGCTTGCCGCTTCGCGCTGTTGTTCCATCAAAGCCTTTCGGTCTACGCTGTCCTCGAAAGAAGGCCTGGCAGGCTGCTGGGCTTCCACCAAAGTGGTGCCCCCCAGTCCTTGCGCAACTTCCGCAACAATGTTAGAAAGAATACCATCTTCAAAGATAACCTCTTTGATGCATTCTTTAATCATTGGTTTTAGTAGCTTTTTAAGTTCTGCTTTTTTCATTAATCTTCCAAAATAGAATTGAACAGGCGATTTAGTTTGTCGCCCTTATTTTCGTTTAGCGACTCTTTATGCTCACGCATCATAAAGGCGCCCGGTGTTGACGGCTCTGAAACCATGTCAAAGCAGATTAGTTGAAAATCATCTTCAACAATTGTTTGCCCGTTAGCCTCTCGCACAGATCCAAGTCCACGAGATGAAATGCCAACCTGCACCCCGCTCTCCACCAGAGAGCGCAGAATGTTGCCCGAAGGAGTGGGAAGCACCTGGAGCTTTCCATAAACATCATCGCCCTCCATCCAGAGCTTCGTGACCTTGTGGGAAACCTTCTCAAGGGTCACAACTGAACTATCAGGATGGTCTAGTTCGCCGAGGGCGCGGTTTTCATCAATGAGTTTCTGATAGTTTTTGACTTCTCGATCGAGGATCTTACCCTCATACACGCGCCCGTTACCATTAAGAGTGTTAGCTCGCTGGCATACGCCAGACAAAATCATACCGCCTTCGGCGACGAACTTCTTTTCAGACTCGGTTAGAAGGTCTTCACAGATTCCGCCGTCGCATAGTGCGAAAAATTCTCTTAATAGTTTCTTGCTCATAAATATATGATTACTCCTCTGCTGCCTTTGTAAAATCCGGCTGATAGTTTAGCTTGCCTGTAGCAAAGGCGTCCTTAACCTGTTTGAAGTCGGGACCTCCTTTTTTCGGATCAAATTGCGGCATGATTTTTCGCGGGGGAGCGTCCGCAGTGGCTTCGGCAGTCGCTGCTTTGATCTTTCCACAATTATCAGCAATCTTTGCGCATGCGCCGCGAATAATCTTTTCTTTTCTTTTTCCTAATTTCATCCCCTTCCCTTCACCAGTTCTCAGCTCCTGAATCCCTTGTTGCCCATAGCCTGTGGCGGCAACCACTCTTATAACATCTTTGTTCATAAAGGCTGCACCGGCATTTTTATCAATTACTTTTCCAACACTCTGCAAAAGTAGTTGATTAACCTGTTCTGGGCTCATGGCGCCAGGACCAATAATGCTTCTTCCCTTCTTGACGCCAGCAGAAGGAAGCTGTTTGCCGGCACCAAGATAAGCGGCGATGGCCAGCTGGCTTACGAGCAGAGCTTTGCCGGGATCCATTATAATAACATTGGCAGGAATTTTACACTGTGTGTTAAACACAGCAGCTCCGGACCATCGATGGTGCCCATCAATAATATAATATTTGCCGCCTTGGCCGGCGGCAAGGATGGGGGGCGCCTTAGATTCTCCACCAATAACTGCTTGAAGAGAAGGAGCCACGCTCCCATTGTATCCCACTGACTTAAATAAATCGATGACCCCCTGGGTCGGGACGAGGGCGCTAGCGGGAAGGGTGGTGCCCATTTTAACGCTTATCGCCTCATCAGACGCATTATCGTCGACGTCCCCTCTTCCTAACAGCGCTCGAACCATGGGGCTCGCGCCATCGGGCGTGTTAAGCCGCTGAACAAGCGCGGCCAACGGCTTCGTGAAGTTGCCAGCGTCAGCTGCAGCAATGAGGGGTGCAATTTCTTTAGCCAGCCACTGTGCTGCCTCTTCTTCGGTTGTAATTTCTTCTTTGAGAAACTTACGCCAATTTTCTATTAATAGTTTCATAATGTTTTTCCTAAGATGCGGGCGCCACCCGCATGAGTTTGGATCCCTTACAGCAGCGGCGAACCGGTTGAAGTCTCCACTTTTGATTGATGAATCTCACTTCTTACTCCTTTGTCGCCAACAAGCATGGCGAGAATATATGACGTACCGGAACTTAAGCATCCCAGCACAAAAGCATTATACAAAGTATGCTCAAACATAAATAGTTCTGTGAATTGGTTAGTCACCAACAAAAAAACACCAACCCAAAAGCCGATACACATGGGGCAGTGGAAGAAAGAATGCTTAGGTCTAATCTTGTTGAAAATAGAACCATAAGCTAAAATATTGGTCAACCCAAAAGCACATAAAATAAAATATACCAGATCCACACTAGCCTCTAATATCCGTAGTAATTATAGAGCGACAGTCCATAAGGGCCGCGGGTTAACGAAGGTCGAATAGAGCCCTTGGTGGACGCTTGTGACACCTGTCCAAGTTCTGTAGAATACTCTTTGTCCGGATCCGTGTAATCGTCGACTACTTCCTCTTCATAATTTTCGATAAACTCGCTGGCCGGTCGCTCTTCATCCAACCACTTGGCAATATTGAGAATAGCAATTTTAATTGTCGGCAATTCGGGAGCCTCGGGGATGGAAGCCTCCAAAGAAGCATAAACGCTTCCTCCCAAAATGGAAGTCGGATCAATAACTCCACGAGACTGAAGGAAGTCAAACAATCGATTTTGGGCGCCGTATACCACGCCACTCTTCAACTCCTTTGCCAGGGTCAAGATTTTATTTTTTTGAGGCACCACAACAATATCAATATCCGGATGGTCGGAAATGATCAAACTTCCATCAAGGGATTTACGAATATCAAGACGCACCTTGATGCCAAGCGTCTGCGCTAATTCCGCGTCAGAAACCCCATCATCAACTGCTGCTCCGATTTTTACCGTGATTGCCATTAATCGCCCAACTCCTCCACCAGACTTTGAACCTTAAGGACCTGTTGGATCATCCCAGCGTCAATCTGTGTTTCTCTATAATTATCGAGGACTGCCAAAACTTTCTTTGTGTTCTCATAAAGTGTCGTGTCTTTGATAATCTCTTCGTTTTTAAGAGAGCCATTAAGAGCGCCCTTAAGGCGTGAAAGTTCTTCATTTAGAAAAATTTTAAGTTCAATTCCATCGTCGTGAAACGATGCAATATATTTACTCAATAGCTTTTCTTGCCCCTCAAGAAGCTTTCCGTTATATTGTTCATTAAACTTTTTAACGAAGGTTTTATAAATCAGGTTATCCATGGGCGCCATTTCTTTCTTTTCATCTGTCGACGCAGCAGAAAGAGTTTGCGCCAAAGTGTTCTCAAGCAAAACCCGATGCTTGACTGAAACATCGGGATTAAGAATTTGGGCGATTGTGGCTAAGTTCTTATAGTTGGGAACAAAATTGCCAAAGACATTCTTAGAGAGCATCTTGTTGATTTTGTTGATTAGGGCTGTTTGCTCTTTAAAGATCTCCTCTTTGTCGAGAGCGCCATGAGAGCGCTTAACTTCATAGATAAGCTTCTCGCACATATGGGACTCAAGGTCTTCAGTTTCATACAAAGCTTTATACAGATCAAGCTCTTGCCTAAGCGGAGTGCCTTTGGCGAAGTGTTCCTTGACAAGCGAAACTATGATGGTTTTGTGCTTTTCATCTTTAGCAACCACGCACTTCGTCAATTCTCTGACGAGGGCTTCGTAGATAAAAGCGGTGTTACGCTTCTTATTGTGTCTTGTCTTTGTTAGCATCTTCATTTTGCTCCAAGTTTTCTACCAATCTTCTTATTTCATGATGAGACTCAATGAGTTTCTTCTCTTCTATATCATAAGTAGAATCTAGATTTTCATAAATACCTTTTCCGAGCCTCATTAGATCCTGGCTTCCGGGCATTCGAGTTCGGGCCGTATTCCTAAACATTTCCGGTGTCGCATGCGACATGTATGACCGCTTTCGCGCGCCGGCGTCTCTGCGATCTACCTTTCTTGGTTCATACCATCCGTGTGATCGCTTCGTAGTCGTCTTTCCATCTGCTCTGGTGAAAGTAGTAGGTACGGTAACGTCTCGCTTTCCGGGGGGCTCTGTGTCGGGAGTTGCGAGTAATACGCTCTCCTCCTCTCCTCCCGCTCCCGCCTCTCCACCAAGGTCGGCACCCAGTTCCTCACCGCCCAGGTCGCCTCCAAGTTCCTCTCCTCCAAGGTCTCCCCCAAGGTCTCCGCCCAGATCGCCACCAAGGTCACCACCAAAGTCACCAGCACCGCCAGCAACATCAGAAGTAGCAGCCTCAAACTGCGCTTGAAGCATTGCATCGTATTTCTTATCATAGACCAACTCCCTACTATTTCGGAGGAACTCGTCCTCAGAAAGATGGAACAAGTGTTCCGCAACCCAGCGGCGACTAAAGTAGCCCTCTGTTGCACTAGCGGCCACATCAAACTTCGTCTTCCAGTGTTCAAGCTCTTGAAGCTCGGCTAGCTTCGAAGGGTTATTCAACAGAAGATCAAAAGAAATAATATCGTCTCCGCGGAATCCAAGAGTGTAAAGGTGTATAATGCCAATCTTTTCTAGCTCAGAAACCACCGAACGCTGAAGCCTTTGGACTGTTCGCGCAAAGCGAATATCTTTTTGTGCAAGCGTAGTCTTGTCTTCGGTTCCCTCTTCTCCTTGCGTAAGATAAGATTGCGGGATCTTAAGCGCTGAAAAAAGCTTGTCCCGAAGATACTTAACATCGTCGATGTCTCCAGCCCAACTGCCTCCGGGTAGGCTTTCAATTTTAGAAGAGGTTCCGGCGCGCACCGGAATATAAAAGTCTTCTTCGATAGACATGGGGTTATAGCGCAAATCAACGCGACCGTTATCTGGGTCCACAAGCTGATTACGCTTCATTTGCGTCATGACCTTTTGCATATACTGCTCAACATCGTTAGCGTTAATATTGCCAACGTCAATATAAAATACGCGGCGCTCCGGAGCGCGAACAATACGATAGGCCATCATCGCGTCCTCCATCAGGGTAAGCTGGCGCCAAATTCGACGGGCGCCCTCTAAAACCGATGTTCCGTAGGGAGCATATTTATCGTTACCAAGGATCCTGAAGTGTGCAACTTGCCAATTCTCAAATGTCATTCCAGCCGAGTTCCACTGATATTGAACGTAGTTGGGGTTTGTCTTGTCTTCGCCTTCCAATCTTTCAATCTCTTCGGAAGGAAGCCCAATTGCAGTACGCACACCCTGGTCCTCGTCAATATCGAGATAAAGGAAATAGTCTCCAAACTTGCACATTGAGCGGCACCAGCCAAATAAGTTGAATTCGATATTTAAGACATTATGATAAAGCGTTTCCAAAACCGCTTTGATTTCTTCGTTATGGCACTTAATCGACAAAAGCGGCGTTAAGTTCGAAGAGGTCGTCATTTCATCAGCGTAAATATCAAGAGCCGAAGCAATCTCGGGCATATATTCCATTTCGTTAAAATCAGTGTAACGCTCTGATCGATTTTGATTAACAAACGCATTGGCCTGCATTTTTTCATAAGCATGATATTCCGAGCGCTTAAACTGCTGCCCGCTGGCGGACTTAAGGCGCGCGGCATACTTGTCCATATCGCGGCGCTTAATTTGGCGGCCGGTCTGGCTCCGATATCGAACGATTGGTCCAGAAAAGATTCTAGTTAATTGTTTGAATAATCTATTCTGCTGATTTCGTGGATTATTTCTACGGTCTGCCATTGTTTTTATCCTTTAAACAGCCACACAAACTCTTCGGGCACCTGTTGTGTTTGCTTTTTATTTTTTAAACCTGCCTCAATGTCAAGCTTTCTATTATATCCCTGCATCCCCGGGATGGTGGTGCTCATCTTTGTTTGCGAAACAATCATAGAATCTAAAAATGCCTTCTGATATTCAATATCTCTTTGGCTTATTTCCAGCGCTGTGTCGCGAACCCAGCAGCCGATTGCCAAAGCCATTGTTAAGTCGTCGTTGTAGCTCCTCATGGCTTGCGGGCGACCGTTATACCAAACAAATGTTTTAAATTCATTTGCCGTTCGCGAAGAATATATGGTAATTAGTTTATTTCTAATGAATTCTTCCAATTTTGCCACGATTAGTGGTCGCGTTTTTTGAGAAGTTGTGAAGCC